TCGTTGTTGAGCACTGCAGCGCGCATGGCGGCCGGCGACTCGTATCCAGACTGTTCGGCGTAGGCTTGCGCCGTGTCCGGGATCATCAGCTCGAGTTCGCGGACGCGGGATTCCTCGAGGAACGTGACGGCCGGGTCGTAGTCGGGATTGGCCGAGCGCATTTCCTGCTCGGAGCGCTGTACCTCGCCCCAGAAGCGCTGCTCGTGCTGAGCGCGCTGGAATTGCTCGACGGTCTGCTGTGATCCCTGCGTGAGGCGTTGGATTTCAGCCTTGGCCGATGCCAGTTCGTGCTGAAAATAGCCGATCGGGTCTTCCTCGATCGTCGGAACCTTGGGCGCGGCTTCCTGCTGTGCGGCTTGCTGGCGCTGTGCAACGACTTGGCGAAGCACGATTTCCATCTGCTGCGCACGTTCGGCCGCTTGCCGGCGCAGGTTGCGCTCTTCGCTCAGCGCGCCCTGGATCTGCTTGTGGCGCTTGTCCAATTCCTCGTATGGAATCGGCTCTTTCGCTTTCTCGGCCTCGGTCTTCTCGACCTTCTCGACGGCTTCCGGCCCTTCCTTCGCCTCGACTTCCGGCGCTTCTTCTTCCGGTTCGTCGCCGCTCACGTCCTTTTCGAGCAGATCCCACTTGGCCTGCTCTGCGGGGTCGGCCGCTTCTGCTACGTCTGCCGTTATCGTTCCTTGGCTGTCACTCACTGTCGGTTCCCCGGTGGCTGTTGCGGTTCAAGGGTCTGCTGATAGGCTTGCTTCGTCGCTTGCACGGCGCGGGCCTGGTTCAATACCGCCTGCGTTTCGTCCTTGGCTGCTGTCGCGGCTTCCTTGCGCAGCGCGAGCTGCTGGCCGGCCTGCTGGATCTGCTCTTGTGCCGGGTCGGGCTGGCCCGCTTCCGCCAACGCCTTGCCGATCTTGGCCGATACGCTCGACGGCAACGGCGAGTAGCGCAGGAACTCCTGCCAGACCTGCATGGGCACCGGCTGCTTGGTTAGAATCGGCAACATCTGGGTCATCATCCCCCAGACGGCTTCCTTCTGGTTCGCGCTCATCGGGGCTTCGTCAACGATCACGTCATAGGATGCGGTGTCGCCCTGTTTCACGAGCGGAACGTACTGCTCAGCGCCCGATTCCGCGCCTGCGATGCGGATCAACCGGCCATCCGAAATGTACTCCTGGATAAAGTGCAGCATGATCCGGCCTTGCATCTTGCGATACCGGCGAAGGCTGTCGAAGAACACGGCGAGAATGGCGTAACCGGCCTGTTTGCGCTGAGCTTCCAGAACGCCGGCCTGTTCCTTCTGCACGAGGCCGAGCAATTCGAGGTTGATGCCCGTGACCTGGGGCATCGAGCCAACGGCGAACTCGAGCAAGCGGTCGAGCCCTTGCGGGTATGCCTTGGCTTCGCGCTCCTGAATGCCGGCGAGCTGGCCGCGCTTGACGCCGATGAAGCTGTCCGGCTTGCCCCAATCTTCCAGCGCCTTGCGCTCGTTGACGAAAGCGCCTTCCTCGTGGAGCACGCCGCCCTTCGACGACGTGTTGAGGATGTGAAGGATTTGGCTGAGCCACTTGTTGGCCCACATCTGCGGGTCCATCATCGCCCGCACGATGCCGTACCACGTGCCCTGATTGCGGTCGCGCTTGCCGGTGATGCAGTTGAACGTGAACTGATTGCACGGGATCGGGCTTTTCGGCTCGAGCAGCACGTCACCCGACACGAACGCCTGATAGTACTTGCGCACCTTCAGCTTGACCGCGGGCGGCGGCTGCATGCCCACCTGAATGAACTGCGCAACGATCTGCTTATATTCCTCCGGCTCCATCGTGGCCGACTGGCCCGACTGCTCGTCGGAGATCTTGAACGCCTCTTCCAGCTCCCACCACTGGAAATGCTTGATCCAGACCTTGCCCTTGTTCTGGTCCTCGCCCGAGACTTCAGGATCGCCGTTCTCGTAGTCGTCGCCGGCGCCCGTCTGGCCTCGGCTCATCATCGCGTCGGCCTCGGCACCATCGGCGCCGCTCGACAGGATCTTGGTCTTCCATTCCTTCGGCAGGTCGGAGCGGTTGCGATAGCGCCCGCGGTAACAGAACTGCCGATCGGCGAGGTTGCGCTTTCGTGCGCTCGGGTCGCTCCACATCTCGAACGGGTCGATGCGATCGATGCGGATCGTGCCTTCCGGGTCGATCTCGTAGTCCATGCGGGTTTCGGTCCAACCCATCCCGCACACGATCACGTCCGAGAACGCATCGCTTTCCTCGTCCTCGGCATCGCACAAATCCCTGGCCCAATCGTTGGCCGCGCTGATCACCTCGTTGACCTGCACGTCTCCGATCTCGCGGGGAACGAAACGCACTTCCTGCCGGTTGAGGATCTCGGCGCCCAACACCGCATCGACCATCGGCCCGGTACGGTTGAACACGATCGGCTGGCGCATCTGCTCGAGCAATGCGGCCTTGTCGTCGGCGCTCCACTGGTTGCCGGCAACGAAGTCGTAGGCGCGGCGCGATTCCGTGCGCCACACCGACCAGTGCTGGCGGGCCTGCTTTTCCCATGACTGCAGCTTGGCCAGAAGCTCTTCGTCTTCGTGCTCTTGGCCTTCCTCGGCGCCCTCGGTTTCGAGTTCGTCTTCGTCGTCGCTCATGCCGCCCATGCGCTGCCCCCAGCTCGACGGCGGCTGTAGCGGTCCTGCTTCTTCTCGACTGGATGGCGAGTGGTCGCAAATCTGCGCATCATGACGGCGTATCTCGTCGCGCTCATCAAGTCGTCGATCAGCTTCACGATCAGACCTTCTTTGCGGTGGTACATGCGGAATTCTTCAAACCACTCGGCATTGTTGCTAAACACTTTGAGCCGGTTGCTCTGCATGCGCTCCAGCATTTCAGTGATGCCAGCTTCAACGCCGTTCGTACCGTCTTCGTGCGTTGCTCGCTCGGGGAGCATGTTCAGGTGATGCGTCCGGTATTGATCCGCCAGCGTGTCACCGGATTGCCGGTCGCGCTCCAAGCCGTCATGAGGCCAGGCATAGGGTATCCACTCGCCCCATGGCCTGATTGCAGCCGCATGAAACACCGGGCTTCCGGTCCACACACCATCCTTGTGCTCACCCTTGAGCCGGCAAGTGCGCGTCACGTACAGGCAATCAGCGTCTCGATCCCATGCCAGATTGACCGCAGCGAAAGGATGGTTGATGCCGAAGTCTAGTCCACCGATCTGCGCCCAGAAGTCCGGAATTGGAAACGGCTCGACTGCAATCAGTTCCTCAGAGATCGGGAACACACGCCCCGAGCCCATTGAGGGCACACCCTTGGCGCGGGCTTCGCGTTCGTGCGCCGGGTAGCTCGCAATGATGCGAGCCTTTTCCTCGGCAGTGTAGTGTTCCACATCGTCAATGGTCATCGACGTGACGTGGCGGCTCATTAGAATCCTATTTCTACTAGCTCGGCGGCCACTGAAACCCGTTTCTAATACGCTGCACCTGAGCAGGGCTGATGCCGTATTCTGGCGCGATAGTTCTCTTGCCGCGCACGTCAGACCGAATTGCAACCACTTGCTCGATAGTCAGCTTGGCTCGCCCGTTCGCCTGACCAGAGCCAATGCCCTTGCGGCGCCCCTTGGCTTTCATGTCGATCATGTTGTCGGCTTGGCTGCCCAGCTTCAAATGGGCTGGGTTGCAGCAAAGCCGGTTATCGCACGAGTGCATCACCACAACCCCGTGATGGCCATCACCTTGCGGGATATTCCCGCTTGCCAGCATGTAGGCGATGCGGTGCGCCCTAGCCTGCTTACCGTTCCACTTGAGACTTCCGTAGCGCCGCGTATCGACCGCGCCAGTCCACAACCAGCACCCGCTTTCGCTCTTCAAAACCCGCTGCCAAAACTCGTCGGCCGTGTTCATTGGTCACCTAGAAGGAATTTGCTGACGACTGCCGACATTCCTAGCAAAGGCGTGAAGGTGATGTATGCGAACTGACTGCGTTGCCCACGGTTAGTTCTCGTCAAGCCTTCGGTGTAGATGTCCTCGGGAGGTTCCTCATCGCACCATAGGCAATCGATCGTCGGTCCCTGCCACTTCTCGCGGCCCTTCTCGTAGCTCTTGAAGTACACGATGGACTCGGATGCCTGCACATCGCCACCGCCGCCCCATCTGACGCGGTAGTTGTCGAGCAGGTTCGGCGTACCCATCGCCCGGTTGAACTCGATTAGGCAATCTTTCGGGATCGTGCCCGTGCCCCACTCGCTTTCAATCGGGGGATTGCCGATCAGTACGCGTTGCGGGTTGTCTCGTGTACTCTCGCCGGTCACGCCAGAAGCCCAGATGATCGGGGCTTTGTTGAAGGTTGCTCCAGTCCACCAGTCTGGATAGCGGCCGGTGAGGTGCATTCCCGTCTCGAAACCGCCGGCCCATGTCTTGCCGAGCTGGTTTCCGGCCATGAACAGGCGTTCTGAGTGCTGCGCGCCGGCAGCGTGGAATTCCTTTTGCTTAGTGTACGGGCTGTAATGCCGTAGCCGGTTCTGTGCCTTCCGCTTCGCTTGCTCCTGCTCGAGCAATCGTATCAGCGAAGGAATCCGCGACGGATCGCATGGCAGAGAGGACAGCGACAAGTTCATCATCACTCATGTCACCAAGCGCGTTCGTGTTGACGTTCAGCTCCTTGGGCAGGATCGATGCGATGACCTTGAGGTATTGGTCCGGCTTCTCGACGCGAACGGTCTCGATGACCTTGGCCCCGTGCTCTTCGAAGTCGGCGTGCATCGCCTTGACGAAGGCTTCACCGAGCTTGTTGCGCGTGCCTTTCGGGCGGCCGGCTGGATTGCGTACCTCACCCGGCTTGAACTGCCATGGCTTGTACGTTTCCTCGACGTTAGAAACTGTCGGGTCTTCACTCATTGTTTCACGTGCAACACTGTTGTGAGCGCATTCATGGCCATCACCCAGTCTTTCGGGCTTATATCGAGGTGTTGAGTAATGGCGCGGTCTATTGCGAAGCGGTCATGATCGGGCAATGTGGTGTAGTCTGCCATGACTGTTTGCAGGCTTTCGGCAAACTGGATCTTGGCCGGCTTCGCCTTGGTCTTGGTGTCGGACATGCGGTTAGTACTTCTTCCCGCCCTTGGGCTTCATAGGTGCGGGCTTGGGCTTGGGTTTCATGGCCATGGGAGTGTCCTTTCAGGGTTACGATGCTGCGGCTAGCTTCTGGCGGATAATCTCGGCAATGGGAGTGGTGCCGTCTATCTTCTGCTGTGTGGGTGCAGGCTTGGGCTGTGCGAACGTCGGATGGATGATCTCGGCGGAAGGCTGAGCGGCGGTGCGCGTGCCGTCTTCCGGGTCGAAAGCCTGGGCCACCAGATTGATGAGGCCAAGGCTCACGAAGTACAGCGCGAGAATGAGCGTGATGGCCATGTTGGTCTTGGCCTGATCTTCTGCGCCGGGGTTGGTGCTCCACGTGGCATAGGATGCAATCGCCTTGGTTTGGGCAAGGGCAACGCTGTGGCCGGCAGATGATGTGGCGCTGGTGCCGGCGAGCTTCTCGACCTTCTGCGAAAGCATGTTGCGGTTCTGAGCGGTCGCGAGTTCACCCTTCAAAGCGTTGTAGCGCCGGCACGAGTTGGCATAGCCGCCGGGGTTGGAGCAGTTGGCAGTACCGGCGAACCAGGGGCGGGTTTCGATGTTGGCCATGTCGGCGCTGATCTGTGCGGGTGCACGGCCTGGCTTGATGGCGGCGAGATCGGCGCGGGCTTGCTCGAGTTGGCCGCGGGTGTCTGCGTAGGTGTTGGTCTGCTCGCTGGCCTTGGTCATGTCGTGGGTACGGGCCGACGCGTTGGCGCCGACGTGAGACAGTACCTCCACGACTACTGCAATCGCGAAGATGGCAACGGATGCGATGGTGACGCCGTAGGGCATGTTGCGCTTGCGGGATTCCCAGGCGAAGACCAATCCATATCCGACCATGAAGGACGCGAGGCCGAGGCCGACCGCATAGACGATCGAGGTAACGGCATCCTCGCCCTGCAGCCAGCCGAACCGAGCGGTGACGGCCGATGTGATGGCGGTAGCGATGAACCCGACTTGCTTGGCTCGCTTGGCCATGGTGTCGATGTGCATGGGATTACCTTTCGCTTTGAGCGCAGGGAACGCATGCGTGAACAGTGGCTAGGGCGAGAGCGCCAGCAATGGCAAAGGCGACCGCTAACGTCATGTGGTGTTCAGGTTCCGGGTGTTAGGTTGCTCATCGTCGGGCCTGCAAGCTGACGCGTGAGTAGCTGTTAGGTGAGTGGCGTATCTCGGCGGGTCATTTTAACGACCTACCCTCTTACCTCCCGGAACGGTCATGCGGGCGGCCGAGAATTTTGGGCGCATTTCTGCTATCGTGGCTCAACGGTGAAATCCGGAGCCTGGGTTTGCGCACTACAAACGACGCGCAAATCATCCATGCGCTTTATGCCTCATTTTCGACACACGGTCAACCGGGGCGAAGGCGCGAATAGTGGACGGGGCGTAGATGCTGCTTGCCGAGCATAGTTACCGCGACAAAGCACTGTTCCCCAACCGTCGATGCGACCACGCCAGGAACCTCCCCAAGGCTTACCGGCTGGCCGATCTGGTACGGGTTGGATGCGAGTCGAGCCCGCTCCTGAATGCGGTCCATCGTAGTCTTGAGGCGAATGATTTCGACGGGATCGACCGTGCCGATTGCCCTTTTCACGTACTTCGCATCGTGCGGTTTGCCGTAGGCGGTGATGTACCCCCGCATAATTGGCACTTCGCGAACCACTGGCTTTCGGCCCGGCGTGCGGCGCTCAATCTGTTCCGTTGGCAGTTCAGGGCCATAGCCGGCGCGGGATAGCTCTTGCTCGGCCTTGAACTCCATCTGAGGTGCAGTTCCGAAAACGACGGCTCGATTGCTCATGATGTCTCCCTGTAAGGGGACGCGGCACGCGTAGGCTGTCAGTGGGCGTAAATCTCCGGGGTCGGCATTACGTTGTCGTAGTCATCCAGCAGGTCTTCCAATGCCGCCTTAACGAGATCCTTGCATCCAAAAGCGCGGGCTCGGATTTCATCTGGCGATATCACGATCAGCATTACAGCCTCAGTTTTCTCGTCGGTAATATCGGCTAGTTCGGCTTGTAGCTGTTCGAGTGTCATTGCGTCCCCCTTGCTCTGATGGCAGCGGCAATTTGCGAGGCCATGTCAGAAGCGCGCGGGCCTTCTTCGCGATAGCTTGCATCCCATTGCGCAGCGTGTGCGTCGGCAATCTTGGCGCATTCAGAACGCTCGGCAGAAATGGCCGCAATAAACGCATTCTTGATCGTGTGCGCTGCAGCTTCGAGATTGACCGTCCGCATCAAGTTGTTGTTGTGAAGGTCGGCCATGAGCGCGCTGGCGAGGCGTTCTGGTTCCGTCATTTCGCGGCCCTCGCTCCCGTGACCTTGTTCGCCTTCCTACGCCTTCCCGCCCTTACGTGAGGGGGAGCGGTGTCCTTTTTGACGATGCGATGTTTGCCGGTGTCGTCAGTGCGGACGAGAACGCCGGCCATGGGGATGCCTTGGGCCTTCACTCTCACCTTCGGCTTGACGTAGGGCGTAGGAGGTTTGGCCATGGCGTCCTCTATGAGCTGGTAGAGCAAGGCTTCGGTCTGTCCCATTATGCCGCCCTCTTTAGCTGTTCCGTTATCGCCGCCCTAGCCGCCCTGATCTGCTCTGCGGATCTTCCGTTTATGGGACGGGACAACCGCAACGCCGTGAGTGCTTTCGTGAGTACGAGTTTCATCTCGTCGGATTGCTGATCTATCCCGAGTAAGAAATCCATTCCTTCGCGGTGGGGGTTCATGGCGTCACTCCGCTGCAAATAGGTCTTTCACTACGCCTTCGTTTTCGACGCTCGATAGGTTCTTCAATGCCTGCCGGAAGTAGCTCGGTTTCAGTTCCGCCCCGATCGCCTTGCGACCCATTTGCAGCGCGACGTAAAGCTCGCTGCCAATGCCTGCGAACGGGGAGAACACCACGTCGCCGGGGTTGCTCCAAAGATCGAGACACCTGCGGATAACGGTCAGTTGGAGCGGGCTGATATGAGCCTCGTCGGGCTCGTCGCGGGCATCCTTGCGGCTCAGCACGTCGCCTTGCGCGATATCGAGCCAGACGCTTTCGGCGTAGCGCTGCCAGACCGCGACCGAGTACCAAGGATCGCCGGGCCGATCGTGCGACACTCCACGGAATGCGCTCTCGCTCTTGAGTGCGCCGTCCGGGGTTGTCTCGTCGCCGTAGTATGCATCGAACGGACCTGATACCGGATCGGGGTTATCACCCGGCTTGCGGAACACGACAACGTAATCAGCCAGTGCCATGCGGCTGATCGTCGAGTCTTTGCATACCTGTTTGTGCAGGAGCCCAATCGACTTCGACCGCTGCATAGCCGCGACTGGGTCTTTGCGGATCATCACCTCAGAATGGAAGTACCAGCCGGCATCTTGATGCGCGCGGACGATCTCGCCTCGGAAGTCACGGATGCCGATGAACCCATCTCGCGTCTTGCTGGTCGGAAGCTGCATGCAATGCACCGCGCACAGCCGGCCCGGCTTAGTCGCCCGCAGAACTTCCCCGATCAGAAACTTGTAATGGTCCCAGAATGTCGTCTTGTCGCGGCAGTTGCTCATGTCGCGCGGATCGTCTGAGAATGTGTAAAGGCTCTCGAATGGTGGCGAGTAGACCGTCATGCCGACTGTCGCGTCGGGCAGTCCTCGTGCCACTTGCACGCAATCCGCATTCCAGATCGTGAAGTTCTTCCCCGAGAATTGATCGTTTACTTTGTTCATTCTGATCTCCACGACGTGAGCCCTGCTCATCGCCTGTTGCTTCACGTATTCAAAGCCAAACCGGCAGTTCCATCGACTTCCGGTGTTCAACCATTTCGATCTTCGCTTTGCCTTTCAGCGCTCGTTTGGTGAGGTCTTTCATGTGCTCCGCCATTTGTTGGAGCATGTAGTCTGCGGCTTTCTCCTTTGCGTCGAGGTTGGAAACGACCGCGCCCTCCGTCTCGGCTGCGATGCAGTATACGTGCACGGGCTTGGTTTGGCCGAACCGCCAGCATCGACGGATGGCTTGGTATTGCTGCTCGAATGAATTGTTGAGCCCGACGAATATCATCCGATTCGCGATCTGGAAGTTGAGACCCCATCCCGCGATCTGCGGTTTGCTCACGAGTATCTTGACGCCGCCTTTTGCAAACCCGAGCAGTCGTTCGGCCTTCACGTCAGCATCGTCCGACCCGCTCACTTCGACGGCGCCAGTGATCGCAGATGAAAGCGCCTTGGCTTCGTCGTTGAGATTGCACCAGACCAACCAAGACTCGTTCGGGGCTTTGTCGATCAGGTCGACTGCGGCTTGCACTCGTGTCGATATGCTGTCGCGTGCCGTCGCGCGCTGTTCCTGCAACGTCGTCGCTTCCATCGGAAACAACAGCCCCGTGTCGAGTGAGTGCTTGTACTCAACGGGCACCGTGATCTGATGCTTGTAAAGCGGAGGCAGATCGTATCCCGTGTCGTCGTATCCGATGTCGCGGGGATGACGGATTACGACTGCCCACGTTGAAATCCAGCGCCAAAAGTCACTCTCGGCGTGGCCCTTCAATCGCCAGTCCGCGATCGGCTTCGAGCCGTGATTGTGCATGTTGGTCGCTTTTCCCGACCCATCGTGCACAAACCACGTCGCCAGCATTTCCTTGGCACTGAGAACGCCAAGAAACTCCGCGTGGTTGCCAAGCTCCACGTAGTCGTTCGGTGCAGGTGTCGCCGTGCAGCAAAGCCGGTATGGAACGTCGCGGCACATCTCGGTCAGGATCGCGCGGGTCTTGCTGTCGTGCGCCTTGATGATCGAGCTTTCGTCGAGCACGATTGCGCAGAATTCGGCCATGTCGAACTTCTCGACGCGATCGTAGTTCGTGACCACGATGCGCGTTGAAACTTCCGACTGGTCGCGAGCGTATGCCACGCCGTCGATGCCGAACTTCTTCGCCTCGCCAACGGTCTGTTGGGCGACGGCTAATGGCGTGAGGATCAACACTCGGCCGTTCTCGTGCTTGGCGACGATATCGGCCCATGTAAGCTGCATGAGGCTCTTGCCGAGACCCGTTCCAGCGAATATCGCGGCACGCCCCATCGTCAGCGCCCATGACACGATATCGGCCTGGAACGGCTTCAGAGCATCGGGGAGTTTGGGGACTTTGCGCAGTCCGGCCGGCCGGGGCTGAACCATCTTGCGGGCGATAAAATCGATATACGGATCGGTTGTCATTGTAATGTTTCCTCGTGCATCCAGACGAGAACGACAGCGTTCCCCTCGGTTCCCCATACCTGCCAGCCCTTGGCGATGTAGTCCTTGGCCATGTCGAGGGGCACGCGCTTGTGCCAGTGGTTTTCGTAGCTCATGAGCTTGCCCCCAGAACGTCGTTCCAATCGCCTTCCAGGTCGGGAATTCGAACCTCGGCCCGTAGCCCTTCGATGTTGAGCCGGTGCGCAAGAGACCACGCCGCTGCTTGCCCCGTGCAGTTCGCGTCGTTGTCGCCGAACACGATGATGTTGCGGGCGGTGATGGGCGGTTGCCACTTGAGCATTCCGCCGGCCGACAGAGCCGACCACACGGGAACGTCGAACAGCTTCGACGCTGCCATGGCTGTTTCGACGCCTTCGGCAATCCCCATCGTGTCCGCGGACGGGGCGAGGCGAACGGCGCCCCCGTGCGGGATTTGCGCCGGGGCGAGCTTGCGCGGCTTCGGCACTTCCGCCTTGCGCCCGTTGCTGTCGAGGTAGGTGTACTGGATCGTATGCTTTGCACGATCTGGGCCGACGAACAGCGCCAGCATGACTGGGTGTTCCGTCTTCGACTTGTCGTCGTGATAATACGAGAACTTGGCTATCCAGCGCAGAGAGGCCACACCCTCGAACGACAGCCCGCGCCGGGCGAGATACAAGGACGCGGGATCGTCGCCATCGAGCGGCAGAGCCGCACGCCACACGCTTTCGAGCCGATCGATGTTGTCCGACGATCGCTTCGCCTTGGGCACCTCGACCACCGCTGATGGTAGATGTTCCTCGATCAGCCGCTTGGCCTCGATAAACGTCATGCCCTTGAACTTCATCACGAGGTCCACGCCGGAACCCGCCCCGCACTGGTTGCAGTAAAACGATCCGCTGCCGGCCTTGTCGTCCCACCTGAAACGATCGGTTCCGCCGCACATCGGGCATGGGCCGTGCTTGCGCGAGAGGAACTGCTCGTGAATGCCGATCGCCGGGAGGAGGTTGCGCCAGCGCCCAATGGCGCGGTCTTGAATGCGCTCAAACTGCATGTGCCGCCTCCGTCTTCTTTGACTTGGCGAACCGGATGTTCTTGTGCCGGACATAGGCGCTGATCATCGGCCCCGGTGGAATACTCCCCTTGAACAACCCGCGCGGCCACACGCCGAAAATCTCGCGGTAGGTATGATCGGCAAATCCCTGTTTCTTGCCGCGCTCCTCGCAGATGCCGACAAGCTCGCTGTAGACCCGCTGCTTGCCGAGCTTGCGGAGCAATTCGACGACTGGCGTAGTTGCGCCGCCGATCTCCGCCAAGTCTCCATCGCCAACCGATACGCCAGTGCGGGGCGGTGCCACCGTTCCGCAACATGGGCACTCACGCATCAGCGCCGGGATCAGCGCCGCGCATTTCGTGCACTCGCGCGGCTGGGCGAGCTTGCGTTCCTTTGCCTTGCGTTCGCTGGCCGACTGCGGCCGGCCGTCGTCGAGACCGTCGTGGTCGATGTCCGTGACCATGCCGAGCCGAAGATGGGTATCGGAATGGTCGAGGATGATCGCATGGTCCTTGCCGTCAGCCGTCCTCAGCGCGCGGCCGATGATCTGCACGAACAGCATATCCGACTTCGTCGGGCGAGCGAGGATCAGGCAGCGCACATCCCAATCGATGCCGGTGGTCAGGCACCCAATGTTGCAAACCACCTTCACGTCACCGGCCGCCAGTCGTTTGCCGATGGTCTCGCGTTCCTCCCGGGGCGTGTTGGCGTCGACGTAGGCGGTCGGAACACCTGCCTCGGTGAACTGCATGGCCAGCAATTGCGCATGCGCCCGATTGACGGCGAAGCACAGCGTGGGGCGGTTTTCACCACGAGCCAGCCACTGCGTCACCACGTCGGCCACGAGATGGGCTTTCGACATCGCCTGCGCGAGGTCGCCCTCGTGGTAGTCGCCGGCCACGGTGCGAACGCCGGTCAGGTCGGGATGGCTCGGCGCGAACACGCGGAATTTCGACAGCATGCCGAGGTCGATGAGTTCCTGCGTCGAGGTCGGCTTGATCAGGTGGTCGAAGCGCTTGCCGAGGCCCTTGGCCCATGGTGTCGCCGAAAGACCGATGAACAGCTTCTCGGGGGATTCGTCCATCCAGGTTTGATAAACCTTGTGCATCACGTGGGCTTCGTCGATCACCACGAGGTCGACGTTGGGCCGGTCGCGGCGGGCGAGCGATTGCGCCGTGGCGATCTGCACCGGGGCGCCGGGTCGCTTCCATGGATGGTCGGCCTGGATCACGCCCATGTCGGCCGGGCTGACCCCGTTCTCGACGAAGCGCTCGAAGGTCTGATCGACGAGGCTGATCGAAGGCACGCAGAACGCCAGCGATTTACCCTTGGCGCGAGCACCGGCGACGATGTGGGCTGCGATCACGGTCTTGCCCGCACCGGTGGGAGCCTGGAGCATCGGGCGGCGATGTCCATCCACGATCGATTGCTTGAGTTCGTCGATGGCTCGTAGCTGGTGGGGGCGTAGCGGCTTCAGCGAGGTCATGGCAGCACCTCGCCCGTAGAGGTAGCGTCAATTCTTTCCTGGATGGAAGAATCCTCCAAGGAGGATACAGACTCAGAGACAGAGACAGAGCGGACTTCCGTGACTTCGACTGTGACCTGACCGTGACCGTGACGCTTCCTCGACCGTGACCGCCTCTTTCGCTCGTCTTGCGTGAGGTCTCGACCGTCCCACTGGAATTGCCGGCCGTCCCAATTATGAGGACGAATGGTTGGTGTCGTTCCTTGCATCTCGACGATATCGAGAAGCCCGAATTCGATAAGATCGTTCACGAGGTTTTCGACGTCCGTCCGTGAACACCGCATATAGAATGCGAGGTCTGGGATCGGCGGCAAAAATCCGCCCGGGCTGCGCTTGGCGATCGCCAGAAGGCGCACCCATCCCCAGCCATGCCGATCACTCAAAAGTGCCGTCTTAGGGTCGTCGATAATCTCGACGTACATCCGATACCAGAGCGAATAGCGCGCTGATTTTGCCTTGATTTCGGCAGATTTATTCTGCATAACTACCTCGCTTTTGAATTTTTACCCCCGCGGCCCGGCAAGGCTGAGCGGGGGTTTTCTTTTCAGGCTTCGACGAGTTCTTTGGCTGGCTGCACCGTGGGCACCGATGGCCGGTTGCGGGGCTCTGGATGGCCCGTGCAGCGGTGCAAATGGGCTGGGCAGTAGGACGTGCCAACCGCTCGATTCAGGCCGCAGAAACCGAAATCGTGGGCTTGCGGATCACCGACCGGATAGCGGCAGTGCCAGGGCTCGAGGTCTGCGAAGGCTACGCGGGGAATGTCGTCAATGCTCGGAGGCGGTAGGGATGCCGGCTGCGGTTGGCCGTCGTGGTGGTAGCGCAGGCCGGTGACGCTGCCGACGCGGGGCGCCCGCTTGACGGGTTTCGGGGCTGGCGCGCGGCGTTCGTAGCTGCGGCGTGAGGCACCATCGATGGGGCGCAGCAACAGCGGGACGCCGATGCGGTGCAGCTTTCCGATCACGGCGTTTCGAGAAATCCCGCCCATGAGGTAGGCGATTGACGATGCCGAAAGCGGCGGGGCTGTTTGGCGAGCCAGCGTTTTGAGTTGCTCGATTTTGTCGGTATCCCAGATCATTGCAGAACCTCCGGGCGCCAAGGGGTGACAACATCCAACCAGCCAAGGGAGTTGGGCTTTGCGTGCCATCCCCACCGCTCGATCAGTTCCGCGGCAATAGATCGGCTGTGGTCATCGCAGGGCATGCGTCGTGTCCATGTGGGGCCGTGGATAACGATCTCTGCGTGGTCGCCCAGCGTGTTGATCTGGCCACGGTCAAGTGCTAATGTTCCGTCCATGTTGGCCCCTCCTACGGGCGCGTATGACGTGGAGCATGCTCTACGAGCTGTCTCCGTAAGCGCCGGTGGTGAGATCGAACCTCGCCATCGGCGCAACTGTTTCCAGTGTCCAGGTTGGGGCCGACCGCTTCAGTCAGCCGGCCCCGTCTGGAGGGCACCAGATGCCACCTTTCGGCAGCGGAGGATTGGCGGATCAGCAACGCCTGATTGAGGTCAGGGCTCATGCCTTGCGAACACGATCATCCACCAACCCGCCGATAACGACGGGCAGATACACAGACGCAACGGAACGGGGAACGCTGACTGACACCGGCCTGGGCCAGATTACTTCACGCGGCGGCTCGGCTTTCGTTTCCCACCCGCTTGGGGCGGTAGCTGGCCATGTAGTCGCGTAGCGTGTCGATGGTCCTCGATTTGATATCGCGACCGTCACGCACTTCAAACACAAAAGTGGGGTCGTTCAAAGCGTTGCGCCCGAACGTCGCCGCTGGCATCCCGGTCTTGTCCAGGAACGACGTTCG